GCTTATGGTGGGTCGTAACCATAGTCTTTCGCTAGTATTTTATGAATTACCCGATTATTTATGTACATACCTGGTTTGATTTCACGGATGCAAGAACAGACACCCTCAATGTCTCCCGCATTCAAACCATAGCGGCGAATTAAGTGTTCGTCATCACTTTGTTCGAGGCTTGGTAGCCCAAATCGCATTCGGAGTGCATTAATAATGCTATTACTTCCGTATGCGACAGTACCGAGGAGAACACCCCTAATATGGTGTTCGAACTTCTCCTCGATAGTTGCTTTCTTGTCTCCACAAATTGGTGCTACGTCACCATCGACGGTACCTAGTGACCTAACTAAGGGACCCATGTTGTAGACAATCTTCTCCCCATCAAAACTATACTTCAAAAACTGAGAATCGTGCACTGTACTCCATTGTTCCACAGTCACGATATATCCGATGGATTTAGCACATTCGGCAATCGCAGACGCAGCGTCACAGGGTTGTATTACGTTCCTCGTAAAGTGGTAGTGTATAGATAGAGATATTAGCAACGAGGCAATGTTGTTGAGCACAGTAGTCAATTGAGAACCAGAATACTCTATCGGTCTAGTCGTTTCGAAGCGAAATTTCTCCTTTGGGAAATAAGGATTCCGAATTTGACACTTCTGGCGACATTGCTCAATCATAGCACACACTATATTATAAATCAATGGTTGGTCGACACAAATTAAACGTAGAAAATCAAAAATCTCAACACCATTAGAGATATCACATGAACTAATGTCCAAATTAAAACTCAACTTTAGACCACCTGCGCATATTACTGTGGCAACGTTGTCATCAGAATGGAAAGTAAAGACATTGTGATGAGCGTTCTGGTGTGATTGGAATACCGACAGTATAACCTCAGGGTCTGGTTTCTCAACAAACATAAAATGTCCACCGTCAATCTTCATAACACTACTGAAGATGCTTTTAAGGACTGGAGTAACGTGACCACCCAACAAAGAACCTTCGGTAGTGAAGTCACCAATTGTTCTAGGATACTTATTCCCGGATTTAGCTTTTTCTGGACATTTTATCTTGATGCGTACCTCATGCATTAGTAATCTGTGTAACAACATTCCATTATTGTCTAAGTCATACAACGCATTCAATCGCAACTTTTTCTTGATATGTTCACAATGTGCCAGATCAACCATATCTTGTATCTTGTCTTGGACGACCTCACCACCAATAACATGCAACCTGGTTCTTAACATCTTCATAGCCTTCCACATGAGCCCTCTGAACCTTCTAGTCGTAAATTCTCCTAATGCACACTTCTTATGATTTTCGACTAAAGTCTCATGTAATCCAGGTTTGTCGGGCTCACGTACACACGTTTGGCGTCTGAAAGCCAATTCTAGGTTATTCGGTGATTTCTTATATACACATGCAGTATTTACAAACTTAAAATAAATCGTGGTGTATTGACCAATCTTTTTATTTGTTTTTGTGACTCTCCATGGTAAGCGACCATGCTTCGTCATATAATCATTAACATACACTGAACCCAAACTTTCATGACCGCGCAACTTAGATACCCCCACAGCTTTGAATAACCCGTTGGATCTGTATGTCTTGTTGACTGTACACTCTATGTACTCGACTTTACATATACCAAGAATTATCGAACCCTCAAAACCGCGGGAGTATC